CTCCGGCCAAAAGTGAAGCCGCCGGTTCTACGCGTTTGGCTTGGCTGCGACAGTACACTGTAGCGCTACAGTAGCGGCGTAGCACCCGGCGAGGTCCGGACCGTCTCCCCGTCGTGCGAACGTGCCCCCTTGGCTTGGAGCACTTGGGGTGTATCAAATCGCTCCGCGAGCTTCGCCCCCGCGCTTCCGATGCCACTACTATATAAGCGCCAGACTTGATTTCGGCTTATGAACGTCAGGTAACTCACAGCACTAGCACTTTGGCCCAGGTGGACACGGTGAAGCCCCGGCACGAGCTGGAGCGGGTGAGTCATTCCATCCGGGGACATTTCCCAACTCAGACGGCTTGGGCACCATGTTGGCGCAGCACTTACGAGCTAGTGTACCTGCGAAAGTATTACTGTTTGGACCAGTCGCGCGATACAGGCACGGGTTGCTTAGTACACAATCGCTAGCGGACCCCCGCGGGCGAGCTTCGGCGCCGGTCCATCGTCATCCAAGCGACTCTGGTTGATGCTCCGACGCTTTGTTCAATGCTTCCTGAGGAGCTTGCGGCGCAGGCGGGTGCTACTGCTCTGCTGCTGCAGCGCTGTTGTTGCAGTGTTGCAGTTTGACCCGCGGTCGACCGTCTTCAGGACGAACCTGCTCGACTCGGCTGACGAGGAAAATGCGTGTTGTTTTTCGGGTTTGACGCTCTTCTCGAGTCCAACGTCATGGCGCTCAATTTTTGGCGCAACAATTGCTTTGCGCCCCCTCAAGGATTGAGGTCCGCCGTCAGAGGGACGGGAGCGGAAAAGAAAGCAATATGCAGCGGGCCACCAGGGGAGGCGATCGAGCGGCTATGCCGGCTGGAGCGCGCTCATCACCTGACGCCGACCGGCGACCCGAGCGAGAGCAACCAGGTGAGTGAATTGACCACCGACGAGAGGTGCAGGGACAGGGCGAAGCCGAGGGCATGTCAAGCCTCAAAAGCTCTGCGGTCGTGCCGAGCCGCCCGAGCGAAACTCAGAGAAGCAATCGCTGGAGACGAATCAATTTAGTCAAAGGTCATCAAAATGCCAGTTACGTTAAGCTACCCTGGTGTTTACATCCAAGAGAAACCAAGCGGAGTCCATCCGATCGTCGGCGTTGCAACCTCGATCACCGCTTTTGTCGGCAGGACGGAGCGGGGTCCCATGGGGGTTCCCACCACGATCAATGGATTTGCCGACTTCGAACGGATTTTCGGCGGGCTCGACTCCAGCAGCCGGCTGAGCTACGCGGTGCGCGATTTTTTTCTGAACGGGGGGAGCCAGGCAATCATTGTCCGCCTGCTGAATGGCGATGCGACCAGCACCGCTTCCGTCGCGGTTGACAATGTGAAGCTGGAGGCGGCATCGCCGGGGAAATGGGGAGCCAACCTACGGCTGACCGTTGACCCGACCGGGGTCCTACCTGCGGCCGCGGTGCAATTGGGAGTTCCGGCGAACCAGATCTTCTCGATCACGGTTCGAGACGCTGGAACGGATGCCTCAGAGACCTTTGCAAACGTCACGCTGGCCGATAGCGTTCGCCGGCTGGACAATGTGTTGAGGGACGCCTCGACGCTGGTCCGATGGAAGTCCGGAGTGCCGATCAACCCTCCAGTGACGCCGTTAGCCGACTTGACGAAATCGAAGAGTGACGACATTTCAATGAAAGCGGTCGCGGTCGACGACGCGAATAAGGCGTGGCGCCTGGCCTCGGAAGCGCTCGCTCTTGCCCAGCAGGCATTGGATCAGGCAATAGCGGCTGGCAAAACGGGCAACGATCTCAAGCCTTTTCAAGACGACGTCACGGCCAAAACCACGGCGAGGGACGGTGCCAAGACAGCACGTGACACGGCCCAAGCCAGTCTTCAGACGGCCGTCGACAATGCAGCAAAGGCCATCAAGGACGATCCACTCCTGGTGACGAGCTATCAGGGCGAAAAGACCGGACTTCGGGCACTCGAGACTGCCGATCTATTCAACATGCTTTGCCTGCCTCCCGACATGGACGGCGACATTCCTTCCGCCCTTTGGGATGACGCGGTCGGCTATTGCGAAAAGCGGGGTGCCGTTCTGTTGGTGGATCCGCCCAAGACCTGGAAGGACAAGGACTCCGCCAAGCAGGGAGTGGACGCGCTGATGACGCGATCCAGGAATGCGGCAGTGTTTTTTCCACGGCTGCTTGAGTTGGACCAACTGAAGGACAATCAGGAATTCTCGTTTGTGCCTTGCGGAGCGATGGCCGGCCTGTTCGCCAGAACCGATGCGGAACGGGGCGTGTGGAAAGCACCCGCGGGCATCGACGCCACGATCCGGGGAACCTCCGGATTGAGCGTCTCGTTGACGGACTCTGAGAACGGTGAGTTGAACCCGCTGGGCGTCAACTGCCTGCGCGATTTGCGTACTATCGGCAGGGCGTCCTGGGGCGCGCGGACGCTGCGGGGAGCCGACGCTCTGACCGACGAATACAAGTACATTCCTGTGAGACGGACGGCGCTCTTCATCGAAGAGAGCCTGTTCCGCGGCACGAAGTGGGTTGTCTTTGAGCCCAACGACGAACCGCTGTGGGCGCAAATCAGGCTGAACGTTGGCTCCTTCATGAATACATTGTTTCGCCGGGGGGCGTTTCAAGGCACGTCGCCGCGCGACGCTTATTTGGTCAAATGTGACCGCGACACCAATCCGCAGGCGGACATCGACAAGGGCATTGTCAACATCCTTGTCGGCTTTGCTCCGCTCAAACCGGCGGAGTTCGTGGTCATAAAGATCCAACAACTGACAGGTCAGATCAGCGTTTAGGAGAGACCAGGATGCCACCCACTCTTACCTACCCAGGCGTCTACATCGAGGAACTGCCGAGCGGCGTGCACACCATCACCGGTGTGGCGACCTCGATCGCGGCATTTGTCGGCCGGGCGGCCCGGGGCCCCGTGAACGAGGCAGTGCTTGTGGAGAGCTTTGCGGACTACGAGCGCAAGTTCGGAGGGCTCGACAAGAACAGTCGCACCAGTTACGCGGTTCGCGACTTCTTTTTGAACGGCGGAGACACCGCCGTGATGGTCCGGCTCTACAACGGCGACATTGCGGCGGGCACCGTGGCGATCTCCAAGGCATCGTTCGGGCTGAAGGCTGCCTCCCCAGGGAAATGGGGCACCAAGCTCAGGATCGCGATCGACCAGAACGTGTCTGCGGATGTCGCGGCGGCGATGGGTGTAACCCCGACAGATCTCTTCAACTTGAAGTTGGTCGATTCGACTCCAGGGGGAGTGACCGAGGAGTATCGAAACGTGACGCTGGTAAAGGCGGCCCTGCGACGGCTGGACAAGGTTCTCGCCGGTGCGTCGAACTTAATGCTCTGGAGTGGATCCGATCTAGATGCCGCAGCCAAGCCTCCGGACCTTCCAACCCAAGCTGATCTCGATGCTGCGATAACGGCGGCGGCGGGTACGGGCTCGGACGGAAATGTGCTCGGCGCCAACGATTATCTGGCGCCGGGGAAGCAGGGCATTCACGCGCTCGAAACGGTGGATTTGTTCAATCTGCTCTGTCTGCCTCCGGAGACGACGGCTGGCGACACTCCACAAAACGTTCTGGAACAAGCAGCGCAGTATTGCGAACAGCGGCGCGCCATGCTGCTGGTCGATCCCCCTGTAGCGTGGAACGATCCGACCAAACCCCTGGCCGGAGTGGATAATTTGATGACGCGCAGCAAGAACGCGGCACTCTTTTTTCCGAGACTTCACGAGCAGGATCCCCTCAACAACGGACAAATGGTCACCTTCGTTCCATGCGGAGCGGTGGCTGGGATCTTCGCCAGGACCGATGGCCAGCGCGGTGTCTGGAAGGCGCCGGCGGGAACGGAAGCAACGCTGTTGGGGGTACCCGAGCTCGACCTTCCACTGACCGATAAAGAAAACGGCAATTTGAATCCGCTGGGGATCAACTGCCTGCGAGCCTTTCCTGTCGTCGGCAGAGTTGTCTGGGGCGCGCGGACGTTGCGTGGCGCCGATCTGTTGACCGATCAGTGGAAGTACATTCCGGTGCGTCGAACTGCTCTGTTCATTGAAGAGAGCCTGTACCGTGGCACGCAATGGGTGGTGTTCGAGCCGAATGATGAGCCCCTCTGGGCCCAGATTCGGCTGAATGTTGGGGCGTTCATGAACACGCTGTTCCGGCAAGGAGCCTTCCAAGGCAAGACTCCCCAAGAGGCCTACCTGGTGAAATGCGACAAGGAAACGACGACGCAGGCCGACATCGACAATGGAGTGGTGAACATCCTAGTGGGTTTCGCACCGTTGAAACCTGCCGAATTCGTGATCATTACGATTCAGCAGTTGGCCGGC